TAAACATACTCGTTACCTACTTTTTGAATAATTTGACTTTCAACCATTGAAGCAATTTGTGCTTTGAATAACAAGTCTGGGTCAGATACGACACTCATAAAGTATTCAGGGTCTTTATCAAAAATTTCAGAAACCTTAAGTTCTTTTTCTTCTCTACTTAAAGAAGTAAGTCTTGTAATAGAACCTAATTCTTTTGGATATTTAGTAGTTAATTCTCTAAGAACCCAATCAAGTTTCACTTCATCATTAATTAATTCTGCAAATTTAATTGTAGCATTAGTTTTTGATTTAAGTTTAGTTGTACGTTTAGTTAATTCTAAAGCTTGGTCTTCAATATAATATTCTTTGTATTGGTCAACATCAGCAGAAACTTTTGAATCAGCTACTTTAGGATGTTGCAAACAAAACTTATATCTCAAATAATCTTCCAATACTTCAGGTTCACCATTTTCATCAATTGTAATATTAAGTTCTTTTCCTTCATAAGGAACAGTAATCATAATATTGTTAAAATACCTGTTTACCTCTTGTCTAAATTTAGGGTCAGTACTTTCTACTCCTAAAACTCCTGGCATCCATTTTTTCATTTCTTCAAATGTAATACCTGTGCCTACTGCACCAGACTTTAAAAGAAATCCACCAATTGTAGCAGACCTTTCTTGAGTTAAACTAATGTGTACGCCATGTCTTCGTACTTCTTTTCTTTGAATCTTAATCGTTTTCATTTTCTTTATCGTTTTATTTTAATTGTTTTTAATTTTAGTTTATTTAAAAATAAAGTGAGAGAGATTTTACTCTCCCTCACTTATTTAAAACTATAAACCTGCTGTACAAGTTAAGTCGATAGAAGTGTTAAACCTTCTAAGTACAACTTGACCAGCTTTTAAGAAATGTACTGAACTACCGTCTTTATCAGTAGAAATAGTATCATTAGCTGAGAAACTAGTTCCAGAAGCAGCTTCGTTGATACCTTTTACCATACCACGTAACATACTACGTCCTTTTTTGCTTACCATAACTAAGTTACTCATACCATCATAAGTAGAAGTATCTGTGAAAGCCATACGGAAAGACTCAAGAGGTAAGTTAGGATAGTTAGGATGTTTAGGACTGGCTAAAGCTTGAGGTCCGTTATCAAAAAGAGAAGCAGTTTTGATAATAACTTTGTAACCATCAACATGTTGATATGTATCAAAGAAACCACCTAAGCTCAAGTTATATCCAGAACCACCAACGAATTTGTTGTCAGTTAACTTGATGTAACCTCTATTTGACAATTCAGCTTTCATTGCATTATCAAAAGCCATACGTCCACCCACACCAGTGAAAAGAGTAATTACTTTATTTTCAGCATCACTCATACCGTAGAAAGTATCACGAATTGTTTGGTCAATTTTATCAGCAGTTAAAGTACCATAAGTATCTTTATTAGAGATTTGCTCAAACATACCTGAACCCCTTACAATAGGATTACCTTGTTCGTCACGCTCATTGATAACACCATAAGCATCACGATTAGATTTTGAATACCAGTAGTTAGTTTCACATTCAATACGGAAACTTAAGTTATGCTGATACTCTTCGTAAGGCCAATACATTTCTTTAGTACCTCCACCTTTAGTGTCTAATTGTACAGTTTTAGCTTTACGATACTTAATGTTACCTTCATAAGCGTAACCTTTACGAATAGTACCTACATCACCACGTACTTTAACAGGAGCAGTGCTAGTAGAAAGTGAACCGAATGAACCAAAACTTGCTACCGAGTTCCAACCAGAAGCGTATAACGCACCAGTTGCTAATTCACTTGCAGGTAAAGTTTCAGAAAGATTTTTAGCTACTAATTTTACTTTGTAAGCCCAGTTACCGTTAGCGTTATCTCTACTAGTAATACGTAATTGATAACCTAAAGGAGAAAGAATAGTATATCCTACAGGGAAAATACCTTCGTTGAAGAATAAAGTTGCTTCAGTTCCAGATACACCGAAAGATGTAGAATAAGAACCAGTAGGAGGAGCTTGTAAAGGAACTGCTTTCATCATACGTCCAATTACATCATACTCGAATTCGTCACCATCTACTTCTTGAATAGCTTGCATACCTTCAGAAAGGTACATAAGAGGGAAACGTGAACTCTCTTGACCCATCATATGTGTGAGTACAGGAGCGATTTTGTCAGGTTGTGAGTTAATTAAACGAGCGAAAGAAGCATCATTGCTTTTCATTTGTTCATTCCACACTTGGTCTGTTAGAAATTGTGCCATTTTTTATTTATTTGTTTTTTTAAAGTGTTTATTTTATATCAAATAATATATCATCTGAAAGACCACTCTTAGGAACATTACCATTTTTTAATCTAGTTTGTCCTGAAGCTAATCTTTCTTTTAATGTTTGAGCAGATTGAGTTTTAACAGCAGCAGTAATATATTTACCTAAGTTAAATTTATTTTTTACTGCGATTGCTAAAGCTATTCTATCTTCAACATTCATATTATTTAAATCTTCTTGTAGTTGTGGAACTCCAGCTTTAGTTGGTCTTGACATATATTCCAACATAGCTTTTTGTTCTGCAACTGGAATATTAAAACTATGAACTCTACCACCTTTAATAGTAGAATCTATTGTGTTCCAATATTCTTGTATCTTTTGTCTTTTAACTGTATCTTCAGCTTTTGTTTTTTCAATTAAAGCAGCTCTTTCTTTTTCTTGAGAAGCAGCTAATTTAGTTGAAGCAACTTTTGATGATTTTTCTAAAGTACCAGCTATCTCTAAATCTTCAATAGCATCTTTAATTTCATTATCATCATAATCCATCTTTTTATAAAAAGTACGCATTACAGCTTTTTGCGCATCTTCATTAGTTAAATCAATTGACTTGTAATCAATTTCTGGTTTAACTGAACTAAAGAACTTTTGTATATCTTCTTCTTTAGCATCAGGGCCCAACATCTGAAGATAATCAAAAAAATTAGAACCTACTTCAGGTAAACTTTCTAACCATCCATTCAATTTTTTGTCTGCTAGTTTATCAGCAGCACTTTGAACAAATGCAGAAAGACCTTCTTCAGTTTCTTCAAATTCTTCTTCTAAATCTAGCTCTAAAGTTTCAGCTAAAGTAGAAAATAAATTAGAAGTAGCTTTAGGTTCTTCTTCGTCTAATTCTGTTTCAGGTTCTGGCTCAGGTTCAGGCTCTACAGGTTTTTCAACTTTTTTAGGTCTACCTCTTTTAGGTTCTGGTTGAGCTTCTGGAGCTTCTTCTGGTTCAGGGTCTAGTTCCGTTTTTGGAACAACTCCTGTCGGGTTTACGTCTACTTTAGATATATCAAAATCTAATTCGTCTAACCCTTCGTTTTCAATCGTGTCTGTCATTTTCTAATACAAAGTTAATTTGTTATTTTATTGTTTTATTAAGTTTTAATTTCTCTTATATATATAACACTACTTACCTTTAGGTCTTTTACTTGCAATTTTTTCTTTACTTTTCATCTCTTCTCTTTTTAACTGCATTTCTTTTTCTTTCATTTGTTTTTCATGCTGTTGTCTAGACAAATCATTCATAATATTAGAGTCAATTTGTTTATTCTTTAAAGCTAATTCTCTTTCTTTTAAACCAGCTTCAATCATAGATTCTTGAATAGCAACATTATCGTCACCTTCGTCCATACCTAATGCAGTAAGTTCAGTCTTACGTAAATCCCATTCTCCTTTTCTATCAATAGCTTCTAAGTTATACTGATGTTGTAATTCAATAACTTCTTTTTGTTTATCAGCCATAGCCATTTCACCTTCTTGTGCTTGTTGAGCTACTAATTGATTGTATTCTTGTAACTTACGTTCAGCAACTTTAAGTTTAACTTTAGCTTGAGATATAGTTTCTGAATCTAATACTTCAGCAATAGTAGAAGCAGCAATACCATTTTGCATCATTGGTTGAGCAAGTTGTTTAATTGTATTAGCTCTTTCTTGTTCTTTACTTGAATTAGATATAGCAATACCATATTCAGTTTCACAATGCTCAATTCCATTAACATCCATATAAACTATACTGGTAGAATCAGGCATTACATAACTTCCTTTTTTACCATTAATCCAAGCTATTTTAGAATAATCAATTAAGCCTTCTAAATCTCTTTTCTTAAATTGTT